CGGAGAAGGGGTTGTTGAGCAAGTGGCTCTCCTAGAGCTCGATGCGGACGACGAGCATGTACGTGGTGCTGAACGAGTACGTAGCGGTGCCGTACTTGAACACCTGGATCTTGATCGTGTTGCTGGCGCTGGGGAGGTCGACAAGCTGCGCCCTCGCTCCAGGAACCAGCAGAATGCCCGGAGACACACCCCTCATCCAGATGGCCTCGTTCTGGTCGGGGGTAGCCCCGTTCACGCTGACCGCGCTGAGACAGGTGTCGAAGCTGGCGCCGTTCGGCGAGGAGGCGGACGTCCAGAACACCATGGCCTTTCCCGGCCCCGGAACTGTCACGAAGTCGGAGGCGTTCATGTCTTCCCAGGTCTGGTCGGCGGACGTGGTCTTGCCGTGAACGAACACGAACTTGCCGAACAACGTGTTCGACTTGCGGGCCTGCTCGAGCGGGAGCTTGGCCCCCACCTCGGTGCGTATCTTCTCGGCGAGGTAGTCCTTGAAGGCGTCGGGGAAGAAGAGCGGGTTGCCCAGGAGCACCTCGAGGCGCTTCTTCTCCTCGGAGGTGAGCTCGTCGGCGGTCACCACGTCGGTCATGTCACCCTCACGGCCGCCAGCCAGCGCATCCCGCAGTAGCTTGTCCGGTTGCCGGACAGGTTGTAGTACTTCAAGCGGATCTCGTGCCCTGCGGCGGGCTTACCGGTGAACACCTTGACGTGAGCTGCCATGACCTGCCCTTCGATGACCACCGAGTCTGGAAAGAAGCCAGCCACTCCGTCGTAGTAGAAGGCGTAGCCACGGCCGTTGGCCGTACCATCCTTCGAGTACATCCCGCCGAAGACGGCGTAGGTGCCGTCCTCCAGGCCGGTCAGCAGTGGCCCCACGGTGGCGAGGTCGATCTGGTTGTTCCCGATCCCGGTGCTGTCCAGGAGCTCGAAGGTGGTCACCGGATCGGCGACTCGGAACCGTCGCGTGCGGAACCCGGCCAGCTCCTCCACCTCGGGCATGGCGTAGAGGGTGGCGAACTGCTGGAGCCAGCCCCGGAACGAGTCCGGGATCAGGAGCGGGTTCTTGAGCAGCTTGTCGAGGAGCGCCCGGTCTTCGGCGGTCAGCTCAGACATTCCCGACCCTCACTCCCACGAGCCAGCGGTGACGGAAGTTGGCCGTGCCCGAGAGCGCGGCGTACTTGGCCGTGACCGTGTTGTTGTCGTTGCCCAGGATGGAGATGAGCTGGGAGTGGACACCCGGAATGAAGTCACCGTTGACCTGACCGAAGGAGCGCGCGACGTGGTTGGCGTCGGCCCCTCCCCCGTTCACGTCCAGGCCCATGACTCCGATCGGCGTCCCGGTGACCGCCTCGGAGTTCATGCCCCAGAAGAAGAGCCAGCGCCCGTTCGAGAGGCCGGTGAGCTGGGGGCCTACGGTGGCGAGGTCGACGAAGGTGCCGCTGCTCGTGGACTGGTCGTTCGCGATGGTCGGAGCTGGGACGCTCCGCCGAGCTGGAGCACCGCCGGGCTGAGCTCGCCGACCAGCCACTCCACCACCCACGTCGTGAACTGGGAGGGGAGGGCGAGCGGGGAGCCAAGCATCTTGTCGATGTCCGCGAGCTGGGCCTCGTCGAGCCCGTCGGTCATCGCGACCGCTCCCTGGGCTGGAGGTCAGACTCGATGTCGTAGAGGCGCGTGTCCGACGAGGCGTTGGTCTGGGCGACCTTGAGCCCGAGGCCGCGGACGGACGCGTCGAGCAGCATCGTGGAGCGCTGATACGTGGTGGTCTCGACGAGCGTGGGCGTCAGCGCCGTGTAGCTCGAGCTCTCCGGCGAGGAGGTGTACGAGACCGTCAGGATCGGGTTGTCGGACGCGGCGTCCCGGATGTCGTACCCTAGGTAGACGCGCTGCGCCGTCTTGTCGCCGGGCTCGCCCATCCAGAAGGGGGTCTCCAGCAGGGGCTGCACCGCGGTGCCGTCGGCGTCGGCCTTGTTCGCCGAGGCGGGGACGAAGATGTCGGACAGCTTGGCGACGCGAGCCGCACCCCGTCGACCGAAGAAGAGCTCCTGCGGGTACCGGCGCTCGAAGAAGAAGACCGAGTCGATGTTGGCCAGCCGGATCCAGGAGAACTTCCCGAGGTCGATCATGCCGGAGTCGACGAGCGTCGACCCGTTCATGATGGTGTAGAAGTAGTAGTCGTCGAACACGCCCCCGGCGATGGAGAAGCCGGAGATCGTGTAGGCCGTACCCGTGGCGAAGCCCTCGCGCCCGGCCATCACGTCGCGCCACCAGCTCTTCATGCCGCAGAGCTTCGTGAGATCCTCGACGGCCACGCCGTCGGTGATGAAGAGGCCCTGGGCGTTGGCGAAGATCAGCTTGTCGCGCCAGTTGGCGATCGAGCGGTTGTCGGTGCACCCGACGTTGAACACCGGGTCGTCCACCTGGAAGTCTGAGTCCGGGGGAGGAACGGATCCGCGCACGCGCGTCGTCCGCTGCGTCGAGAAGATCATCACGGCGTTGGCCAGAGCCCCGTACCCCGTCACGTCGTAGGAGTTGTCGATGTACTTGGTCGTCGTGTCCCAGCTCTCCGGGTTCCCGGCGACGGCGAAGTAGGTACGCCGGGGGAGGGCGGCCGTCGCGCCCAGCCAGAACACGTCCTTGTAGATGAGACCGTACGTGCCCGCCGGAGGCGAACCCGCGAGGTTGGCGATCGTGTGGGTGGCGCCCGCGCGCGTGATCTTCTTCGGGCCCGCGGCTCCGGTGCCGTCGAGCACGAGAGTCTTGTCGGCGTAGAAGCGCACGTCGCGGGTCGCAAGTGCTGCCCCGATGTTCTCCGACCCCGTCAGGGACTCGATCTCGTAGGCCCGACCGTCCTCGTCGAAGGCGAGCACGGACTGGCCCGCGGAGTAGTCCGACACGATCCCGGCGTTGATCCAGGCGGCGCTCGACTGGATCGCGTGGATGTCCTCAGAGGCGTAGGTGTAGCCGCCGCGCTTGCGCAGACGGGCGTCCATGATCTCGGGGATGAAGTCGACGAGGTTCCAGAGCTTGCCCTTCGGCAGGCTCTCTCGAGCTCCGTCGCGCCTCATGCCGCTGTAGTCGCGCTGGAGGAGGGCGGGCTGGGCCATCAGTAGCCCGTGTCCACACCGGGCGGGGCCCAGCGGAACTTGCCGGGCTGGCGGCCGATGGTGGCTCGGGCCTGCTTGACTCCGGCCTTGCGGCTCTGGTTCAGCTTCGCGTCCATGAGGCCCTTCTCCCACTGCGCGGCGTAGAGCTGCCCGAACTGGGAGGGGCCGTCGTTGCTGTACTGGGCCGCCTTCCAGAGCACGTAGGACTCTAGGACGGGGTGGTACTCCTCGGGTATCTCACCCTTGCCGTCGTCCGACGGCGAGTCGGCCCCTGTTGCGATGGGGGCCGTGGGCTTCGGCACATAGACGAAGTGGAGGGTGTCACCCGTGGCGGGGGCCGGGTAGAGCAGCAGGAGGTTGCCCTCGTAGTCGTAGTAGCTCGGGGGGCCCGGGGTGGCCACGGCGACGAGGCGCATCTGCCGGATGTCCCAGGAGTCCATGCGCTCGAGCATGTACGACGTTCCGGTCGACGGCACGATGTACGGATCCTCGAAGGCGAGGATCAGGGGGTCGACGGTGTAGTCGCCGACGCCGCCGGTCATGGCGAGGGAGGCCGTCTTCTTGACCGCCTTCGTCTTCACCAGGAACTGGAGCACGGCCTCGTTGAACCAGCCGTCGATGAGCGTCTGCTCGTTGCCCGCCGTGCCTCCGGCGAGCCCGACGCTGGTCTGCACGCGCAGTCGCAGGGTGGTCAGGTTCATCCTTGTACCTCGTCTTTCCGGGTCAGGGTCTTGGAGTCCTCGGTCTTCTGAGTCAGGGTCTTCGAGAGCTCGGACTTCGCGGTGAGCGTGAGCCCGGTCTCAGACTTGGCGGTCAGGGCCTTCGAGTCCTCGCTCTTGCCGACGAGCGCTCGAGCGACTTCGGTCACGAAGTGGAGGAAAGGATGGAACACTGACCGGGAGAGTGTCCCGACCGGTGTGATCGAGCCGGAGAAGAACTTGCTCATGGTCTTCGTGAGCGTGCCGACCGGAGTGATGCTTCCGGCGAGGGCAAGAGTTTTCGCTACGGCCTTTGCCAACGTGCCGACCGGAGTGATGCTTCCGGCGAAGAGCTTCGTCATCATCTTCCCGAGCGTACCGATCGGAGTGATGGATCCCCCCACGAAGATCTGGGCCTGGCCGCTGATCTCGTATCCGATCACACCCACCTCGACGAACGTGCTCCAAGACGCGTCGATGGTGGGGTCGTTGATACTGTACTCCCCCATCGCGTTCTGGTTGTTCGACGCCCCGATGCTCCCGAGCGAGGTGAAACCGCTGCCGACCGTGAAGGTGTCGTTCGCGCCACGCCCCCAGAACCAGCCCACTCCCGCGTTCTGCGCGCTGGAGAATGCCGACAGGGTGAGGGTGGTCGGGGAGGCCCCGGAAGTCTGGCCGCGCTGCACCACGACGCCGGAGGACGGCTGGCCGGTGATCTCCACGAGCTGCCATCCCACGGTCTGAGTGTTCGCCGTGGCGTCCCACGA